CTCTCATTAAAATTCTATCGAGATTAATATAATCAAATCCTTGATCTGCATTATACCAAAAGTCTTGTCCTGTTGCAACTTTTCTTAATATGGTATTTTTAATTTCCATCTCAGGAAAATGTTTCTTCAATCCCATTGCAACCCAATGACCATGTGGAATAGTTATACACCTTAAACCCTTTTCATATAATGGTTTTAAATTGTCAACAAACAATTTGTAATTTTCGTACTTGGGTGAAACATTAATATTATTGAATGTGGCGCTTATTTTAATACCTAACGCCTTTTGTATTATCATTGCGTTTTCAAATATAACATCTCTGTCTTCTTCTCTAAACACCGCACCCATCGCATCCTGAGTGAATGGTGGTATTCTACACGTAAAATAAATGTCATAAATCCAATCTTTATTTCTTTCTAAGAATGGGTAAAATTTATTTACGAACATATCCTCCGTTAACATCGGATTAAACGGTATTGAAAATATTTTATTTGTCATTTGGTTCCTTCTAAACAACCGCCACAAATTCCATTACATTCTGTCTTGTAAAAAACACAATCTAAACATCCTTGCGGTATTGAATAATTTTTATGGTTTTCTATATAAAGTTTATCGAATTCTTCTCTAAGACCTAATATACCATTTTCTCCTGATATTTCCAAAACATTATTAATCTTTACTTTATCTTCTAATGGATAACAATGAATAGAACTACCATCTGGAAATATGTCTAATGGCATAAACCCACAAATTGTTTCATACTCGGGGATTTTAAATGTAGCAAAATTTAATGAGTTTTCCATTACCGCACCTTTTGTTTTACCCTCCCAAAGACATGGTGGAACTTGACAATCTGATGTTATTTTAATCTCATTATAACGTCCAAATTTAAGTATTTTGGTCATCTCAACACCCATCTCTTTATTGTTGATAAGATACGTTCCAGTAAGATCTAAACCTAGTCTTATGGCGTTTATGTTACCATCTAACTCGTGGTATAACCATTTGATGTAATCATAAAAATTTCTATCTTTCCAATCACTTGACATTGTTAATGCCAAATATAATCTTGGGTGGTTATCGAATCCCCATGTGTTAGCATAAGCCTTATAGATTTCCAAATAGTTCTTTTTAAAAACAACCATTCGGTTTTTCTCATTAAGTTCTGCGGCGTTAGGGAAAGTCCATCTAATGTTTTTAATATTATCTACAATATAATCTCTAGTTGTTTTACCAAAAAGAAAATTACTAACAAGATTTACTTTATAACCCCTGGAAAAGATATAATCCATTATTCCAATAAAATTAGAATGTTGTGTTGGTTCACCTCCAAGTATCGTGATTTCTTCGTTGTTATTATTTAGACGATAATGGTCGATAATTTTATCAACCATTTCTATATCCATTTCTCCGAGTGTGTGTTTTAGTCTTGCGTCTTCTTTTGTGAAACAAAATGAACAACCTTTTGCGCACGTCCCGTTAATAGCTAAATTCATTAAAAATCCATTTTCAATGTGAGAGGTGTTGTTGGAATGTTTTCATCTTCCCTTTGTTGTTTGCTCAATGCAACACCAAATTTTTCGTGCTTAAGTCTGTGGCAATCTGCGATGTTTACACACGCCTTAATTCTTTCTTCTAATAGTTGTTGCTCTAATAATAGATTAGCCAGTTTAGTATTATACGCTGTTACATTATTAATGATTTTTTGTACAAATACTGATTTTTCAATATTTCTACCAGCACATAAAATATCAATGATTGGTGTTTGATAATCTTCATCAGCAGTCCAACCAAACGCTTCTCTTTTTTGCTCTTCCCAAGTGTCTTTCTCCAATATAGAAGCATCAACCATAAGCTCTTTGTATCTTTCAGAAAATCTATCTGCAACTACTTTTCTCATCGCGGCTTTATTAAATGCGACGCCGGCCGCTTTGTCTTCGTCAGTAAGAAAATGTTTTACTTTTTCCGCTTCTGTTTCACTGGATTCTGCCAACTGTGGAATTTCATCCATGATATTTGAATTTGTTCTAACACTAATATAATCTTTATATATGTCAGCAAAAACAAATCCTTTAGCAACCTCTTCTGGTATAACTATTGCACCAAGTTTATTCAATTCAACTCTCATGTCGTTATACTCATCAGCTATTCTACCATAATTGTAATTTAAATACATTCCAACTACATGTATATAACCTGGAACATTACCTTGTACTTTAAAAAGAATATGTGTCATTATAATAATTTTTCTGTTTCTATTTTATTTGGTTCTGTTAATTTCAATTGATTCTTTAACGACTCTTCAATTGAGAAATTATCTGTTGTAGCTTGTGACATTAATTGATTTATATTTTTATCAATAGAAATCGTGTATGCTGAAGCCAAAGTTAAAACTTGTTTTTGTTGTTCAGGGTCCATCATAAGAATTGAATCTAAGTTACCTGTACCAATTCTACCATATGAAATCATATCCAACATTGCTTGTTTAGCCATACGAACAGTCCAATATTCGTGCTCATATTTTTCTTCCAATTCTGGATTACCAAAAACATCAATTAATTTGGTACCATCGGGTAAGGTGGCATCATCTGATTCCAAATATTCCTTAATTAAATCAATAAACCCCTGTCTTTCTCTATACGCATCTTTAAGATTTCTATTAAATTTTCTTAAATCAATACGTTTATCTGCAATGGTTAAATCAACCATTTCTTTTCTTTTGGTGTCGGTAATAAATTCTTTACTTTCTTCGTCCATTTGAATTTCAAGTTCGGCCTTTCTTACTGTATATTCCAAATGTTCAACAGCATCTTCTCTACCTCTTAATTCCAATAACCATTGTTTTAATCTCGCATATGGAGTTATTTGTGCACCCCCAACGAAATTATATGCCTTATATTTCGGTAATGCAAATGACATGCTTTCAGATATTTGCATTAGTTTTTCATCAAATGGGTTATTGATAAAATTAGACCTGTCGTATTTGTAACCTTGTTCCATAATTAATTGTTTTTATACAATATAGTGAAAAATATTCATAAAGTCAAATGTTATCTCCAACCACAATGTCCGGATGATGTTCCGGCATTTACCACTGGAGCTAATCCGGTAACCGCATTTGATCCAGTGTCGGTTGCATATATTAATTGCCAACTAGTGTTATTTTGACCCGTTCCATCGTAATTACCTAACATATACTGCCAATCTTGTCCTAATGCTAAGTTTTCTTCTCCACAGTTTTGGTGTGGTTTAGCTACGTTACCAAGATTCGTATCTGTGGAGTTACTCCACCTTCTTAGGTTATAACCACCATTATATGATCCCTCGTTACCGCAATATCCCTTACCGACTTTAGATGGTACACCTTTTTGTTGTGCGTGTGCGCCCCATTGTGTTGAGGAACTTGGTGTTTCATTTGAAAAATTAAATTTTATACCCGCAGATGTTGTCCACGCATATCCAAAACTTTCATCATAAAATGCACCGGCACCATCGTTACCGCTTATTGACGTTACACCAAATCCACTTACATAACTTTCGTTAGATAGGTTAAATTTTTCAATTGTTGTTGATCCACCCGAAATTAAATAGGCAAACTCCGTTTCTTTTTGCATAGTTGCAACGTCACTTCTAGCAATACCTGTGTTAAATTTAGCTTGATGAGCATAGTTTGTATCATTAAACATATTGATTGCCGATGTCCGAGTTCCATGAATACTATCCGGCCCTTTCCATGCTCCATCGTCATTTACTGACCAAATAAACAATATTGTTTTATTACATGCTCCCGATGTATAAGATACTGGATAATCTAATAATTCACCAACGTGAGTTGTTTGACTTGTTGAGTTGGTTGTTTTATGAACGTTTCTCCAAGGTGATGAATCTTTATATCCACCAGCCAAATAGGTATATGATAAAACTTGTCTATATTTAAATGCTATTGGAATGGTTTCTTGTGCCGCAATTCTCTCCCATCCGTTATCAATATTTGATACTCCAGTATATAACATTAAGAAACTACCACTAGTGGATTCTTCCAAATATAAAGAACCAGATAATGGTGAACCAGGTCTGCTTGCTCTAACACCTCTAGGTGGTCTATTAACCACCCTATCTGATGTTAAACTACCACTAACTTCTAAATTTTCGTATATCATAATTTAATTATTTTTATGCTCTCCATCCACAATGTCCAGATGATGTTCCAGCGTTTACACCGGGGTTTAATCCACTTACACTAGTTGTTCCTGTGTCTGTTGTGTAGCTAAATTTCCAACTTGTATTATTTTGTGCTCCATCATAATTACCTAACATATATTGATGGTCTTGACCCAATGTGAAATTTTCTTCTCCGCAGTTAGGGTGCGGTTTTGAAACGTTACCAATGTTAGTATCATTGGCGTTGCTCCATCGTCTAAGGTTGTATCCACCATTATAAGAACCTTCATTTCCAGCGTAACCTTTTCCAACTTTTGAACTAATTCCTTTTTGTTGTGAGTGTGCACCCCATTGTGTAGAAGATGCAATTGTTTCTGTTGCAAAACTCATTTTAATACCTGCCGAAGATGTCCAACCATATCCAAAGTTTTCATCAGAAAATGCAGAACCTCCATCGCCACCATCGATTGTTGATAAATGAAAACCAGTTGATATTGTTTCCGTGCTTAAATCAAATCTTTCGACGGTAGCACTACCACCAGTAAACATATATGCCACTTCTGTCTCTTTATGCATGGTTCCTAAATCACTTCTAGCAGTGGTAATATTAAACTTGGTTTGATGTGTATATTTTGTATCATTAGCCATGTTAATTGCTGAAGTTCTAACACTATCTACAGTACTAGGCCCTTTAAATGCGTTATCTGTATTAACAGACCAAACAAAAAAGATATATCTGCTACAAGCCCCTGATGTATATGATGCTGGGTAATCTAATAATTCTCCAATGTGAGTTGTCTGATCAGTAGAGTTAATTGTTTTGTGAACATTTTTCCAAGGGGAGGAATCTTTGTATCCACCCGCAAGAAAAGATGTGCTTATTATCTGTCTGAATTTAAATCCAACATTAGCATTTACTTGTGACGATACTCTAACCCAACCACTATCATTGTTACTAACACCAACATAAACCATTAAAAAACTACCACTAGTGGCTTGTTCTAAATATAAAGAACCTGTTTGTGGACTACCTGGTCTATTTGCCCGTGACCCAACTGGTGATTTTATTACACCTTGTGCTTTTAAGGACCCACTAATTTCAATATTTTCGTGTAGCATATCTTATAAATATAATTTTTATGTTCTCCATCCACAATGTCCAGATGATGTTCCATCATTTACTCCTGGTGGTAGACCAGACGGATTAACAGTCCCACTATCGGTAGCATAAACAAATTTCCAACTAGTATTTACCTGTGCACCGTCATAACAACCTAACATATATTGATGATCTTGTCCCAATGTAAAATTTTCTTCTCCGCAGTTAGGGTGCGGTTTTGAAACGTTACCTAAATTAGTTTCAGTAAAAACATTCCATCTTCTTAAATTATAACCTCCGTTATATGTTCCTTCATTTCCCGCATAACCTTTACCCACCTTTGAACTAATACCTTTTTGTTGACCGCTCGCACCCCACTGTTGATTATTTGTGAATGTATCATTTGCGAAGAATAGTTTTGTGCCACTTTGTTGTGTCCATCCATAACCATAATTCTCATCTGAAAATCCTGATGCACCAGAAGGACCACTACCTGTAATTGATGTTTCCATTGCAGTTAAAGTGTACGGTCCACCATAGTACACACTATACATCGTTTCATTTGTTAAATTAAATTTCTCAACAGCAGCCACACCAGCACCGAATATCCACGCAAACTCTGTTTCTTGATGTAAAGTACCGCAGTCATCTCTTGCATTTGCTAAATCCCATTTTGATTGGTGAGCATATGCGGTTTCATTAACCATGTGTACACCACTAGTCCATGTTGAATGAATAGTACTATCTCCTTTAAATGTACCATCTGTGTTTGTTGACCATAGAAATAAAATACTTTTACTGCAAGCACCAGATGTATATGATGCTGGGTAATCTAATAGTTCACCTAGGTGAACCGTTTGGTCTGTTGAATTTGTTGTTCTATGAACATTCTTCCATGGTGATGCGGATTTATAACCACCAGCTAAGTATGAGTAATTAATAACCTGTCTATACTTGAATCCTGTTCTATCTGTATTTTGTGAACCAACTGGTTCCCAACCACCATCATAATTCGACGATGCCGTATATGTAACCACAAAACTACCACTAGTAGATTCTTCCAAATATAATGACCCAATATCAGGACTAGATGGTCTATTCGCCCTCGGTCCTCTAGGTATGATATATTGTCCACTTACATTTAATGAACCACTTACTTCAACATTCTCTCTTAACATATTCTATAATATACGTATTTTATCTTACAACTACAACCCTACCTGACCTAGAAGATGCAAAAGTTATTGTAACAACACTTGTACTTGTTGTAACGATTGATGATGGCCAGAACATATTATCTGAACTGTCATAAACAAATACTGCCACGTCTTTTGTTCCTAAACTATGTGTAACTGTTACTGATGATACACTACTGAATGTTGTTGAATATGATGAGTTAGCTGAAGTTTTTACTAAACTACCTGCAGAGTATATTGCACCAGCGGTACTAAATAAACCATCTGATGAACGTAATTCCGCCACAACGGTTGGTGATGTACTTGTGGTACCTCCTTTTTCGAATATCCAACCATACGTATTTGCATCTTCAACAAAGAAACGACGAGCCCATGATGTTACATATGTTCCCGTTGATGCTGTTATATTACCTGTTGGTCCCGTACTTGTTGCTCCACCATTAGCCATATAGTCACACCAAGCCGTGTATGTACCAAAACTATACCAACTTAGACCATGTGCGGTATTTGCATTCCGTTCAAATGCAATTCTGGGTGTTGTTACTCTAGCAAATGTTACATTTGATGATGTTGCCACGGCTTGCCCAATTGAAACTGTTACCGAACCTGTTGTGGTATCAACACTTACACCCGTTCCCTGATTAACTGCCGTTACTTTTGCTGCGGTGTATGTTGTTGAAATTGAACTACCGTTCCATGTACCTGTTGAGATGGTACCTAATGTTGTTACAGAAGTGCTACCAGCCGCAGGTGCAAAATCACCCGTTGCACTATTTGCCGCTGTACCAAATGTTCTATATGCTAAAACATCAGTACCAATTGCCAACCCTAAATTTGTTCTTGCTGTTGCTGCGGTTGTTGCTCCCGTTCCGCCATTAGCAATTGCAATTGTGGTACCGTTCCATGTACCACTTGTGATTGTACCGACTGTGGTTATCGCTAACGCATTTACTCTCGCTAAAGTTTCATCACCAGTATTTGTTCCTGAAGATGTACCACTATGTGTTCCGCTAAAGTTCGCGGCGGTCATATTATAAGCAAATGTTGCAACACCTGTCGTTTGGTTTAGTGTCAACACATCAGCACCAAGTGATTCACTATAACATATATAATTGTTTGATGTTAAATTTTCTCTTAATCCAATAAACCATCTGGAAGATGCGCCTGTTTGGTAGTATATACCAACATAATTTGATGTTGAGGGTCTATTTAAATTTAATCCACCTGTTGAAAAGTTAATTGTTATTGCATTACTTGTAGAAGCCCCCCTAGTGGTAACGGTAGATAATGTCTCACTTGTTGCGTTACCATCAATTGAAACTCCTGTTAAGGTTTGCGATGCAGATGCTCTACCAAGTGATATTGACGTTGTACCAATATTAAATGATGAGTTTGCTAAATATGCATTTGCAATTGCCGTTCCATTCCATACACCCGTTGTAATTGTACCTACAGTTGCTAAGTTAGCTAACGATGTTAAACTTGTATTTGAACTTGCCGTTATATTGGCAGCAGTTCCAGTTGTGTTTTGATTAAAAGTTGGTACTGATGCAGTAACCGTTGTGGCATCTGCTAATGTGATTGTTACAGTTGAACTTGTGAATCCTAATGTTGATATTCTTTTGTTGTATGCTGTGTTCCAGTTTGTCGCCGAACTGATATATGCGTCTCCAATTGCAGTACCATTCCAAGTACCGCCTGTAATTGTTCCAATCGTATTAAGATTTGATAGTGATGTTAAACTTGTATTTGATGTTGCGGTTATATTAGTTGCATTTCCTTGTAATGAACCCGTAAATGCTGTTGATGTTACAGATACTAATCCAACAAGTGATGTTGACGTTCCACCCAACGTTGTTGATGTGGAACCAATTGTAATTGTTTTATTAAGTCCTAATTGTGATCCGTCTATTTGTGATGAACCACTGACAACACCATCAGCATTTAATTTTGATTTAACACCCGTTGTAAATGTTGCTGATGATGTATCAATTGCAATATCATCTGCGTTTACTGTTATACCATTACCAGCACCCACATTAATTGTCCGTGTAGATGATAT